ATTGCGGGAACCGCAGCCAAGCAAGAGAAGCCTGAGTTTGAAGTCATAAAAGACCTTATCCATCGTCTTGACAAACTGGACCGAGCCGAGCAGCCCATGCAAGTTGATGTTGAAGGCTCCAAGGTTACGGTTAAGAAAGGCCAAGACATCGTAACGGCTAAGGGGTAATCATGCTTTCATTATTATCAACGCTCGGGGGTTTGCTTATCTCCGGCCTACCCAAGCTGCTTGATTACTTCCAAAACAAAGCTGACCAGGCTCATGAACTTGAGCTTGCAAGGATGCAATCAGAGCGTGAACTTGCGCTAGCCAAAGAAGGCTACCTTGCTCAACAGCGCGTGGAAGAGATCCGCACCGATCAGATCGCCATGCAGACTGATGCTCAAATGACAGTCGCCGCTCTGGATCACGACAAGCAGATCATTGAGAAATCCAGCAAGTGGGTGGTGAATTACATTGGAACGGTGCGGCCCAACGTCACTTACTTGTTAATACTTGAGTTGATTGCTATCAACGCTGTGCTTGCTTACTACGTCTGGCAGCATCCGCATCTTGTGCAAAACATTGACGATCTAATCCGAGTTAGCGCCATCATTTTTTCCGATGATGAAATGGCGATGCTTGGAGGAATTGTTGGGTACTGGTTTGGGTCGCGTAGCTGGCAGAAAAAATGAAAACGGGGCAGGCTGGCATAGACTTGATGCACAGGTTTGAGGGCAAGAGCCTTAAACCTTACTTATGCCCTGCTCATATTTGGACGATTGGCTACGGTCATGTGCTGTATCAAGATCAGATTAAATTACCGTTGATAAGGAAAGATGGCTATACCGGCATCCTTCGCAGGGACTACCCACTCGCAGCCCAAGATAATCGTACTTGGACGCAGGCGGAGATTGATCGCCTTTTTGAGGATGATCTCGTCCGTTTTGAACGCAGTGTTCTTAGAATGTCTCCTAATCTTGCTGGCCGTCAGTCAAGCTTCGACGCTGTGGTCAGTTTTGCGTTCAACGCTGGACCTGGGCGTTATCAGAGTTCTACGATAAGAATGAAGAACAACCGCGCCGACTATGAAGGCGCAGCGGAAGCGTTTATGATGTGGACTATGGGCGGTGGCAAGGTGTTACCGGGATTAGTACGCCGTCGCAAAGCTGAACGTGCTTTGTATCTTGCGGGGTAGAACGTGCCATTAGTCAAGACGCTTTATAGGCCTGGGGTCAACAAAGAAACCCGCTATACAAATGAGAACAACGGATGGTATGTCTCTGAGAAGGTTCGTTTCCGCCAAGGCACACCTGAGAAGATTGGCGGATGGGTACGCATATCACAAGCTACATTCCTTGGTATTTGTCGCTCGCTTTGGAACTGGGTAACGCTAAGTAACTCTAACCTGCTTGGTGTTGGAACCAACCTCAAGTATTACATCGAGCAGGGCGGTGCGTATTACGACATCACGCCTATACGAAAGACGGCATCGGTTACGTTTGCGGCGGTCACGACATCGCCATTCTCATCAACCATTACAGTGACTTGCGCGAACCATGGCGCGATCCTTGGTGACTTTGTTACCTTCTCAGGGGCTGTATCTCTGGGCGGTAACATCACAGCACCGGTACTGAATCAGCAGTATCAAATTACCTCTGTACCCACGGCTAATACGTTTACCTTTACGGCGACGGATCCATCGACTGGGGCTACGGTCACATCGAATGCTTCAGATGTTGGTAATGGAGGCGGATCTTCGCTTGGCGCATTCCAAGTCAATACGGGTCCAGGTGTTGCCCAGGTTCCTCTTATTGGATGGGGAGCAGGCGCCTGGGGTTCTGGATCATGGGGTGTTACGCCACAGGTTACTGATCCGCTTAGGATTTGGAATGCAGGAAACTGGGGCGAGGATCTTGTATTCGGACCACGGGCGGCTGGTCTTTACTACTGGGATGCGACAGGTGGTTTGAGTTCAAGGGGCGTTGCGCTAAATAGCCTTGGCGGGACGGTTACGCTAACCATCGCTGGCCCATGTGTTGTGACGTTTGGTGTTGTACTGGCTGAAGGTACGGCAGTATCGTTTTCAACTACAGGTGCATTGCCCACAGGACTTACGGCTGGTACGACGTACTATCTGAGAAACGTGTCTGGGCTAACAGCCAATCTTTCGTCTACGCCAACTGGCTCGCTGATTACAACGTCTGGTACGCAATCAGGCACACAGTCCATGGTTCTTGAGGACGTGCCTAAGTATCAATATTCGTTGATGATCTCAGATGCGCTGCGGTATCTGATGGTATTTGGAACCAATGATATTGATAGCTCGGTTGTTGATCCCATGCTCATACGCTGGTGTGATCAAGAATCATTGGTTGACTGGCGTCCGGCTGCCGCGAATACGGCTGGATCTATCAGGCTCTCTCATGGGTCCCAGATCATTACCGTACAGCAGCAGCGGCAAGAGATTCTTGTTTGGACAGACTCAGCTTTGTTCTCGGTCCAGTACCTTGGGGCACCGCTTGTCTGGGGCTCACAAATACTGGCGGATAACACATCCATTATTGGTCCCAACGCCACGGCGGTTGCATCGGGTGTTACGTACTGGATGGGCGTCGATAAGTTCTATCTCTATAACGGACGGGTGCAAACGCTGAACTGTGATCTGCGCCGGCATGTCTTTAACGACATAAACAGGTATCAGAACTTCCAGGTTTTTGCAGGGACGAACGAAGGCTTCAACGAAGTCTGGTGGTTCTATTGCTCTGCAAATAGCACAACCGTTAATCGCTATGTGGTGTACAACTACGCAGAGAATATTTGGTATTACGGCAGCATGGCGAGGACGGCTTGGAGTGATTCCGGTCTAAGGCAATACCCACAGGCTGCGACTTATAACTACAACATCGTAGACCATGAGCGCGGCGTTGATGACAACGAGACCGGAACTGCTGCTGCGATTAATGCCTACATTGAGTCTGCCGAGTTTGATATCCAAGACGGCCATAACCTAGGGTACGTCTACAGGGTTCTTCCTGATATCACCTTTGAGGGATCAGAAGCTACGTCCCCTGCCGTAACCATGACACTGATACCCATGATGAACTCAGGATCTGGGTATAACAATCCTCAGTCTAATAGCGGATCATCTTCAGCCTCGGTTGTACGTACATCGACGACAACGATTGAGCAGTTTACCGGCCAGGTTTATGTCAGGGTGCGTGGGCGCCAGATGATCTTTAAGGTTGAATCCAATCAGATTGGCTGCACATGGCAGCTAGGTGCGCCAAGGATAGATATCAAGGGTGATGGCCGTGCAACGGGGCAGGGCATATGACGCTAAGACTAGACGTCCCTGCTGCGCCGGCGCTGGCATTAGCGCCTATTGAGTACTCAGCGTTTTACCAAGATCAGTACTCAAACATCTTGCGCCTTTACTTCAATCGTTTAGATAACGCATTGAGGAATGTGCTTGCAGGGACGGGCGGTAAGTTTTTGAGCTTGCCGTTTGGCGCGTTTTACGATACGACCGATCAGATTGCTGGTTCGACGACAACAGCCTATCCCATCACGTTTGACAGCATATCGTTTGAAAACGGTGTGACTGTGGAAAACAGCAGTCAGATTACCTTCGCTTATGAAGGTGTGTACAACATTCAATTTAGTGTTCAGTTAGCAAACACGGATAATGCTACGGAAGATATCGATATCTGGTTCAGAAAGAACGGTGTTGATATAGCCAACTCCAATAGTCGGTTTGGATTGGCGCCAAGGAAGTCGGCGTTAGACCCTTATCATGTAGTAGCTAGTCTAAACTTCGTTGATTCATTTCTAGCCGGTGATTATGTTGAGTTGTACTGGTGTACAAGTAACGTGCTGGCTTATATTGAACACTATGCAGCCGGAACTACACCAACCAGACCGGCCATTCCGTCAGTGATATTGACGGCAACATTTGTTTCTTCGATACCGGAGTAGGTTATGAGCGACGGCGGCCAATACAATTATGATTTTGGATATGGCGATTCCGAGCAAGGGCAGGGCGAGGTGTCTTCTGGCAACGCAACCGCAGGAACCGATTGGTCGTCAATCTTGGGCGGCAACAACATAGCCACACGCTTTCTTTCTGGTAATGCCACAGGTGGTGACAAAGCATTAGCAACTCTTGGGTTTGGCATAGCCGCACTAGCATCCGCGTTAAGAAACAAACCGCCAGAAGTAAAGATGCCCGTCTACAAAGAAGCCCCGGTATACAACCGTGCGCTTACGGCTCCCATGTTACCTCCTCAGCCGGCTGCACAGAAATCTGCTTCAGGCCAAAACATTTATCAGCCCATGGTTGGGTTGCCACTGTTCTTCAATCCCAATCCATTCCAGTTCAATCCGACTGAAGCGGCAAAAAGGTACGGGCCTACGCAGGCTGAAATTG